AGTAACACAATTAGCAAAATTAGGAGGTAAAAATGAAAGTACAGACGACAAATAAGCCGGCAAAGGAAGATTTAATCCGGGCAAAGGGAAAATATGAGGATATTTTCTCAAAAATTGAAGAAAACATCACACTTTATACTACTTTTAAAGACGATATGCTACTTTTTTACAAAGAAAAAACGGATTTAAAAGAAAAACTGCAAATTCAGCAGCAAATTGTAGGTTTAAATGGGCAATTGACGCAGTTGAGAAACCAAAAAAGCGAACTTGAACAACAGTATCAAGGGCTGCTTAAAGAAATCAATTAAAGGGCTTCGGCTCTTTCTCTCGGCGGAGATATAAACGCGCAATACTCGGCGGAGATATAAACGCAGATACCACAGGTGACACCTGATATAAAAACGGAGGTATTTATGGAATTTTTAAAAGAGTATTTAAGTGAAGAAACATATTCTAAAGTGAGTGAAGAACTCACCGGAAAAGATTTAAAACTTGCCGATTTATCAAAAGGCGAGTATGTTTCAAAACAAAAATACAATGCTGACTTACAGACGGCAGAAACAAAATCTAATGACTTTGAAAGCAAACTTTTAACCGCACAAAACGATTTAAAGACTGCAAAAACCGATTTAGAAAGCGCACAAGCGGAAATTCAATCTTTGAAAGAAAGTGCCGCAGACACCGAAAAGTTAAAACAGGATTACGAGAGTAAACTGACAGACTCGGAAGTAAAAAGAGTCGTTGATAAATCGGGAGCAAAGGACACGGACATTGTTTTCGGTCTTCTTGATAGGTCAAAGATTAAACGAACAGAGAATGGCATTGACGGTGTTCAAGAACAGTTGGAACATATTAAAACCGAAAAGTCATATCTGTTTGGAAAAAACATTGGAACAGGCGGCAGCATGGGAACACCACACAATAAATCTGCCGTTGATGACGAAAAAATCAGGGAAGTTATGGGGCTTCCCAAGAAAGGATAAAAAATTATGCTTACTTTTGATGCTATTACCAAGTATATCCCGTATGTTGACGAGAAATATGCTTACGAGAGCAGAACCGCGGTACTTGATACTCCTATTGCGTTTCAGCAGTATGAGGATTTTGCTGGTGCTGCTTCTATTAAGATTGCAAAAATCGACACTGACGGTTTTGTAAATTACAGCCGTCAAAATGGTTTTGCCGATGGTGGTTTAACACTCTCATGGGAAACCTTTACTCTTACGCAGGACAGAGCAACTTCATTCCAAATTGATGCTATGTCTGATGACGAAACAGCAGGTCTTGCCGTTGCTAATGCAATGGGTATTTTCTATGCACAAAAGGCTGTGCCTGAAGTTGATGCATACAGATTCGCAAAATACTATGCAAATAGAGGTTATGTTGTAAATGATGAAATCCTTACAAAAGATACCGTTGTGGGCGCTATTTCAAACGGTGAGGTTGCTCTTATGGGCAATGCGGTGCCTCTTGACCAATCTTTCTTGTTTGTTTCTCCTATGGTTTACAACGCAGTTAAAAACTCTACTGCATGGACAAGAACACTTGTTCCGAGTGAAAACCCGAACAGAAACTACGGAACTTACGACAACATGGTTGTAATCGTTGTGCCGGAACAGAGATTTAACACCGAGATTAATCTTTTAACCACTCCTTACAATGGCTTTGAGCCGGCAGCAACCGCAAAAGAGATTAACTTTATGATTGTTAATCCTGCCGCAATTATGCAGGTTATCAAGCACGCTGCGTTGCGTATGTTTAACCCGGAAATTAACCAGTCCGCAGATGCATACAAAATTCAGTACAGACTTGTACATGATGCGTTTGTAATGGATAACAAGAAAGTTGGTATTTATGCACACGCTAAACCGCAGATTGGCTTAACTCTTGATAAGTACACTGCTACCGTTGCTGAAGAAGCGACAACTTCTATCACGGCAACTGTTCTTCCTGCAGGCTCTACCGTTGTTTGGGGTACTTCTAACAGCGCAGTAGCGACTGTTTCAAGCGGAACTGTGACCGGCGTTGCAGCAGGTACCGCAAACATCACTGCAACTGTGACTTACGCAGACGGAAAAGTTTTACAAAAGACTTGCGTTGTAACTGTAACGGAGGCATAGTATGAAAACAGTAATTATGTATAAGGACGGCATTTACATGACCGTTGCGCAACACCAAATCGAGTTTTACAGGCGAGCAGGATATGTCATTGTTGAGCCCAAAAAGGTGGAAACCGAGGCTGAACCAAAAGAAGAGCCTAAAGAAGAAAAGGTTGAGCCGAAGAAAAAGCCCCGTAAGAAAAAAGGCGGTAAATAATGTTTAACGACTTTCAATATTACACAATGAAGTGGAACGGCAAACTAACGGAAGAAGAGTATAACGCCGTTATTATCAAAGCAAACGCATATATTAATCAAATTACGCACGGCAGAATAGAAAATGTTGATGACAATGTAAAAAACGCTATATGCGCCGTGTGTGATGTTTATCACAAGCGCGAAGCGTATGAAAACGGTGTTGTATTATCTGAAAATTTAGGCGGGCATTCCATATCTTATGGAAGAACGACCAAAACAAACAACCAGTGGAACGCCGAGTTATACCAAACCGCTTCATTGTATATTCCTGAATATCTGTTTCGTGGCGGTATTGCGTTGTTAAGAGGTTGTATATGAATTGCAATCAAGTTGTAACTGTTTATCATCATGAGATTAAAAATAACGCCGATACATACAAAAAAACTGTATTGAAAGGCGTATATCTTCACGGAGAGAACGGTATAAGCATTAACGGCGCAGGTATTACCGAGACTGCGAATAAGGTTATTAACATTCCAAAAGCATTAACGGACACATACGGAAAATGGACAATCGAAAACGGAGACAGATTTATCGAGGGAGTCGGAGAAGACATTACATCATTCAAAGACATTCCAAATGCGTTTACAGTTTTTTCTATTGACATATACCGTATAGGAAGCCCGATTGATAACATTGTGGTAAAGGGAAAATGATTAAAATTAATCTGTTTGGAGAGGTTAATAAGTACATCAACGATAAAAATGTGAGCGCAATATGTGCAAACGAGATTATGCGTTGGTCTGATGATTATGCTCCGTTTGACACAGGCGTTGTAAAAAACACGGCAAAAGTTATTCAAAACGGAAAAGATGCCATAATCCAGTACGGTGACACGCCATACACGCACTATGTGTGGGTTGGCAAATTGTATGTTGACCAGATTACAAAAAAGGGAGCATTCTATTCACCTACTTTTGGGTTTTGGAGCAGACCAAATGTACAAAAAATTCCTTCCGACAGATATTTGAACTTCCGAGGAGCGCCAAAAAGAGGCTCACAATGGGTATATAGATGTTGGAATGAGAATAAAGAACAGATATTGCAAGGGATAAAATTATGACAATAGTTGAAAGTATAAGAAACTACATTGCAGATTGCCCCGCGTTAGAAAATTTAGGGGCAATCGCTGTTGATTATCTTACGGAAAAGGGCAATGTTTTTTCAATTGAGCCTTCTCCTAATCAACCTTTGGCAAGAACATATATAAACGGAGACACGGAGCGGCAATTCGTTTTCGTTTTTGCCGCACGGTTCCCGTATAGTGATGAGTTGATGAATAACATCGACAACACCGGTTTTTTTGAAGATTTTTCCGATTGGATATTTGAGAAAAATCTAAAAAAAGAATTGCCTGTTCTTGACAATGGAGAGGCAACAAAAATTGAGATTATATCCGCTCCACATCTTTCGGGTGTGGCAAATGACATAACTACTGCACGATACGAAATCACACTAACTTTAATTTATGATATGGAGGTTTAAAATGAACAAACTCTATTCTACCGATGTGGGGTTGTTTTTAGATACCGCAGCATCTTCAACTGCTTCTTGGGAAAGGGTTGGTAAGGGTGTTACACAAGCAACCATCGGCTATAATGCACAGGTAACAACCGAGCAGTACATTAACGAGAACTCTGCAACTTCTTCGGTTGACTCTTATCAGCCGCAGTTAGACACAAATCAAACTGCATACAAAGATGAAGAAGTTTTTGAATTTGTGGACTCTATCCGCAAAGCAAGGGGCATTGGCTCTCAATGTGAAACAGATTTGCTCATTGTTTATTTGTATGACAATACCACTGCCGAAGGCACAACCACATACAGAGCTGAAAAGAACGCTTGCACTATTGAAATCACAGACTATACGCTTGAAGGCGGTCAACCGTTGAGTATTTCTTACAATATTCACTTGAACGGAGACCCGACCGCGGGCAATGTCACCATTACAAGCGGTTCTCCCACTTTCACGCCTGATGCATAAAAAGTAAAACCCTCCCTATTCGGGAGGGTTTTATAAAAAAGCGCATACCCCTTGACCGCTAAATCATTGAGGGTATGCACAGAGCAAACACGGGTTTATATCACCCGCTACGATAAAGATTATATCACAAACTTTTCGCATTGTCAAGGAGGTACTTATGAGAAAGATAAGGTTGAGAAGCGAAACGGAATATCGAATTGAGGTAAACGATAACGGGGAATATATCGTTTTAGATGTTGCAGACCCGACATTTCCTTTAAGGCTTGCGCAGTACGCAGAAAAAGTACAACACGCAGTCAACAAATTAAAAACACAGCAAGATTTAGTCAACAAGCAAAAAGACAAAAAAGGCAAGCACATTTTGTCTAAAAACGAGTATAAGAAACTAACTGCATATGATGAAATATACAAAGAGATTAGAGGCTATGTTGATGAACTTTTTGGGGAAGGCACAGCACAAAAAATTTACGGTGACAGAAACTGGTTTTCGATGTTTGGTGATTTGCAAAAGTGTTTAGAGCCTTATCTTCTTGAAGTGTACGGAGACAAATCCGTTAACGAATTTAAAAAGATGATTGAAAAGAAATATGGAAACGAAGAGAGCGATGTTATCTAATTTGCCTACAAAGGCAAAAATAGGCAATAAAATATATCCGTTAAACACCGATTATAGGTATGGCTTAAAATGCCTTAAAATCAGCGAGAATGACGATATTTCCGATAAAGAGAGAGCGTTTGCGATAATATATACTCTTTATGGGTGTTTCCCCAATGATTTAGAAGAGGCGTTAAAAAAGGCTGGGTATTTCTTAACTTGTGGTAGAGAGCAAAAGCCGAGAGATGAAGAGCCGGATATGGATTATTGGTTCGATTGGGAAAGAATAGTTGCATCGTTTCGTTCCGATTACGGTATTGATTTAAATACTGCAAAAATGCACTTTTGGGAGTTTATCTTTTTAATTGAGGGATTAACCGAACACTGTGTGCTCTCAAGGGTCAGGGAAATAAGGGGTTATAATTTATCGGAATTTAAAGACCCCAAGACAAAAGCAAGAATACAAAAGGCGCAAGAACAGTTGCGCATTCCGAAAAAGAGAACAAAAGAGCAACAAAAAGTCATAGATGACTTTTTCAAACAATTAGGCGGTGAAAACAATGTCGACAATTCAAGTACCGGTTAGTGCAAAAATAGTTGATGAAGCGGAATTTAAAAAAGCGCAAAAAGAATTAGATAATATTTCTAAATATGCGGATAAAGCGAAAGCCTCTATTGATAAACTAAACGACCAAAAAGTAAAAATAGAAGCCGATTTAAGTGATTATTACACAGAACTCGGAAAACTTGAAAGCGAATATAGAAGAGATAGAAAGACAGTTGCGCCGGAGGGAATGGCGCAATTAGATGCACAATACGAAAGTGCATTTAGCGCGCTTGATGCTAAATATGAGAAGCAATTATCTAATTACGATAAAGTAACGGAAAAATTAGCGCAAGAAAAGCGTGATTATGATGAATTGACCGCAAAACAGGGCGAACTCACTCGGCTAACGGAAGAATATTCGCAAGCGCAACAAAGAGCAGCAGAACAATCAAATGCAGTAAAAGATAGAATATCCGGTATTGATGCTGCAATGAAAGAGAACGCAAGTCAATTCTCTGTTGCTACTGCCGGTATGGATAATTGGCGTAACAGTCAAGAAGGCATTATTGCGAGAAACAATTATCTTAATCAGCAGATTTCTTTACAAAGAGAAAAAATTTCTGCCTTAACAAGCCAATACCAAATGTTGGTCTCACAAGGTATGTCGCCGTCAAGCGCTCAAGCGGCTAATTTAAGAACGCAAATCAACAAAGAAACGGCTTCTTTATATTCTAACGAGGCTGAATTAAGGCGAAACGTTTACGCATACAGAACCGCAGGAACAGAGGGCAAAAGAAGTGGTGATAAAACTCGAAGAAGTTGGGGCAAGGCAAAAGTAACCTTATCCGGCGTTGGCGTTGGTTTAGCAACTCGATTAAAAGGAATTGGACACCAAGTTGATAAATTAAGCCGCAAAGTATCAAAATCAATCACAAGGGGTGTTGGCAACCTCAAAAGATATATGTTTGGTATTCTTGGCGCAAGAGGCGCATTTTTCCTTTTCCGTCAAGTTGTAATGTCATATGTCAACGCAAATGACGAATTACAAAACAAACTAAACGCAATTAAATATGCCTTTGGTGAAATGATAGCACCTGTCATTAAAAAGGTGTTCAATTTAGTTGAGCAAGGCATATCTATCATAAATACTTTTGTTTACGCTCTTACAGGGATTAACCTTATTGCAAGAGCAAACGCAAATGCTTTAAATAAAGTAACGGACAGTACCGAGAAACTCACACAAGCGCAAAAAGAAAATCAAAAACAATCTGCTAAATTTGATGTTTACAGTGCATTTTCAGAGAACTCATCATCTTCTTCAAACAATGGAAGCGGAGATGGCAACGCCCAAACAGGTTTTTTAGACCCGAACGCATCACCGTTGGTAGAAGAATTAGAAAAACTTCTTGAACGGCTCAAAAAACTGTTCAAAGAGGGAAATTTTTACGGTGCAGGGGAAGAATTAGCAAACTTTGTAAATAAAGGAATAGACGCGCTTTACAACTATGATTGGGATGGGCTCGAAAAAAAAATAAAAGCCAAAATAAAGGCAATAACAGATACATTCAATGGATTTGTGGAGAATGTTCACTGGGAAACTCTCGGGCAAGATGTAGGTAAAGGAATAAATCTTATTTTTACTACTGCACTTGCGTTTATAGACGGTATTCACTGGGATAGTCTCGGAAAAGCGCTTGCAGACTATCTAAACGGATTAGTTAAAGAGATTAATTGGAAAAACATAGGCAAAACAATAGGGGACTCCATTATTGCGGCATTAGATTTTGCGATTGCGTTTGTTTCTAATACTGATTGGAAGAGCGTTGGTGAAGGTCTCGGAAACATGGTTATGGGTATAGACTTTTATACTATTGTAAAGAGACTTGCAACACTCCTCATAGATGTATTAAAAGGTGCGTTTGCTTTTATGAGCGGGTTGCTTAAAACGCTTAAATTAGGCGAAATAGCGAAAGATATATTAAACGGATTAGTAGATGCATTTATAGAAGCGGAGGAAAACGGCGAGTTAGAAGAGATGTTTTATAACTGGGCAGAAGCGTGGTGGGATGGTCTTGAAGCGGCTTTAACACTTACGTTTGACATTATAGATTGGCTCACTGACGATTTGCCGAAAAAATTTGAAGAGTGGGTGAAAACAACAACACCCGAAGAAGTAATGCAAAAAATTGCTGATATTTTTTGGTTTTTCTTCAAAAAACACATGGAATTAAATTTCAAAATAAGTGACTTTTTGAAAGACTTATTTACAAATGAAAATGGCGAATTTGAGGTTCCTCTCATCCTAAACCCTATTTTATGGTTAGGAAATAAATTATGGAACAATCCAAATGTAAAGGAATGGATAAAGGAAAAAATCTCCACTCCGTTTACAAATGCGTGGAAATCTCTCGGCGGATTAGCGGTAAAGATAGGCGCAGTTTTCGGTTATTCTTATGCAAAACTTAAAACATGGATAAAAGAAAAAATATTTACTCCGTTTGTAAATGCGTGGAAATCACTCGGCGGAATTGCAGTTAAGATAGGTGCTAAATTCTCTATGACAAAAGACGCGTTAAAGAAAAAAATTGCAGCATGGACAAGCGGCGCAAAGAATAAAGTAATTGAGATTGGTGCAAAGTTTAAAGACATGGCGAAGTCCGGCATCAATTCTTTAATTAAGAGTTTAAATAAATTAATTGAAAAATTAAAAGTTGTTTCATTAGCGGGGTGGAAACCATTCGGATGGATGAAAACATTACCTACGCTTGCACAGGGCGGTATTGTTAACAACCCGGGCAGAGGTGTTCCTGCGGTAATCGGTGAAGCAGGTGCGGAAGCGGTTCTCCCGTTGGAAAACAACACTGCTTGGATGGACACCCTCGCAGATAAAATTAGCGCTCGCATAGGTGGATTTAATTTATATCTTGATAGCAGACCGATACAATCAGCTATTGAAAAAAGACAGGCTCAAACACGATTTATGGGAGGTGTTATCTAATGTTGTTAAAGATTGGCAATACGGATATTACACCCTATATCATTGCCGGTTCGTATGAGGTTGGCAGATACAAACAATGGGCGACAGATACCGGGCGCTCTACCATAACAGGAAAATTTAGCGGAACGCTAATAGGCGTTTTTCCTAAAATAACATTTACACTTGGAACATTATCAAATAATGACGCATCAACTCTTTATTCAATTTTCGATGCAGCTATTGTTTCTGCGACATACTATGATACAAAAACAAAAACCATGAAAACTGCACAATTCTATTGTGGAGATGTAATAGATAAAATAAAAAGTGCAAAGACAATGAAACACGACCAAACACAAATTGAAATTGTAGCAGTGGAGAAATACTCATGAGTATACAATCAGCATTAAGGACAGCCGGTAGAGAATTTGATGTTATATTTAAGAAAGGCTCTTATACGGTTCAAAACGAATACATTTTTAGAATTGTATCAAAATATGAAGGGCAAAGATTTTCAACCGTTATGAGGTGTGTTGAGGTCGAAATTGACATATCACAATTATCATCATTTTCTATCGGTCAATCCGTTTCATTGCAAATTGGTGTTAATGACAATGGAACATTTATATACAAAGATTTTGGGAGTTATACAATTTATGACATAGAGAAAAACGAGGATTTAAAATCTTTTAATTTAATATGTTATGATAAAATGTTAAAAACGATGGTACAAAACTCATTGTCTTTAACATCAGGAACGGTTCAATCGTATTTTAATGCGGTGTGTTCTGCATTAGGATTTAGCAATTGTGTTTTTTCAACTACTCCACCTAATTTGAATTTACAAGTATCGGCTGATTTATCGGAATTAACATGCCGTCAAGTATTGGATTATATATGTCAAATAACAGGTGTAACACTATTCCATAATGGCACTACTCTATATGGAGAAACCTATTCATCAACAAACGAAGTTAATATAATAGGCGATGACATTAACGGAGAGGCTGTAATAAGCGATTTAAGACATTTTGGCAGGGTTCAGGTTGAGTATATTAATAATGATGATGAAAGCGTTATATATTCCGCCACAGAGCAAGAATACACAAACTCAAATTTAACGCTCTCTATCTCAAACAATCCGTTTGTTTCAAATTCTAACGCACAGACTATTGCAAACAATCTATTACCTTTTGTTTCCGCAACAGATTTTTATGATTGTAGCATTGATACATTCGGTGTTTTGTGGGTAAGCGAATATCTAAAACAGAATGTTGAAATAAATTCAAACACATATACCATTTTCCCTCTTTCAAGTCTCATCACATTTGACGGTGGACTTAAACAAAAAATAGAATGTAAATCTATAGAAGAAGATAACTACACAGAGGGTTATGATATATCAACCTATGCCGCAATAACCGCGAGAAAGGCATCCTCGGCATCACAAAGAGCGTTGCAGCAGGCTAACGATTTAGCGGAAAGAGTATCTGAAAACACAAATGCAATAAATAGAACTTTAGATGGCAATGCGCAGTTAGTAGATTTAGAATACGACAGCACAAACGATGTGTGGTATATAGGGGATGGACTACCCGATACTTTGATTATAAGTCAATACCCTGCTGTAAATCCGGGCGGCTCTGATTGGAATACGGGATTAGTTATTAAGATGAACTACTCTGGTATGGGCTTTTCTACAGAAGGAATTAGCGGAGGGCAAAACGGATATACGGATTTTGCAATTGCTTATGACAGCACATTAAATAAATATGTTGTTAATGCTAACGATATAAAAGTAGGAACATTAAGCGGCATATTTTGCGATATAGCAAACGGAAAAATCGGTGGTTGGAATATAGGAAAATGGGAACAAGGGCAAGAAGAACATGAAGGAATTTCAAAAACATTCTCATACGAAGAAGCTGGATTAACAAAATATGTAACTTTTGCGATTGACAGTTACAATGGAAGTTCAAACGCAAATTATCTTTTGCAAATCTTTCAATCAGACTCTCAAGGGACGCCAACTTCTAATTATCTTTTTGGCGTGCAACCTAACGGGACTGTTGAGTGCAGTTTTTTATCCTCAAAAAATGCAGAAATAACTAAATGGAATAGTTCGGGTAACAATGACTCAACAAATCAAAGATATTGGAAATCCGGGAATATGCTTGTTATTACAGGCACATATACATTTTCTAATTTAAGTGCTAATGTACAATCTGAAACAAAGACGATTAATTTTATCGGTTCTGAAGCGGGAAAAAAGCCGGTGTTTTTGCCTGGAACCATTCCAAAAATAACCGTATCTCCGATTGCGAGTAATGCAAACTTTTTTTGTGATGCAAAGCATTATAATGCATCGGCAACAGGGTTTAGTTTATGCGCAATGAGGACTACAAGCGGCAATTTGAGTGTAGATTGGATAGCAATAGGAGAAGCATTATGATATTAAATGTAACCACAAAGACAATCACTTTAGCGGAAACAGGGCAAATCAACACAGAAGAAATAAATGTTGAAAAAGCAATGTTTAACTTCTCGGAAGAATGGCTAAATGTTGATGAGATTATTGCTTTGTTTACCGTTGGTGATGAAACAAAGCAGCAAGCAGTGATTAATGGCGAGTGTTATATTCCGCCTTTTGAAAAACCCGGCAAAGGCGTTATTGGCGTGTATGGGTATAAACTTACTAATGATGAAAAAAGTCTGCAATATGACCCGACACCTGTTTTTACTTATATCACACAAGGTTCTTTTAGACCAGAAACAACAGCAGAAATCCCTCAAACGGATTTTGAAAGATATATTCAAATAGTTCGTGAGATGCTTGCAGACAAACAAGATACACTCGTAAGCGGTGAAAACATCAAAACCATTAACAATTTAAGCCTGCTCGGTTCGGGCAACATTGACATTCAAGGCGGTGGTGGAACATCGGACTATGACGATTTAACAAACAAACCGAGCGTAAACGGAACAACGCTGATTGGTAACAAAACAAGCGCAGATTTGGGCTTGCAAGACCGAACGATAGTAACAGGAACGGACGGTAAAAACTACTATGTTCAATTCGGAATGCAAAGCGGTAAACCTGTATTAATTTTAACGGAGGTACAGACAAATGAGTAATGTATTAAATTTGGTGAGTGAGGAAATATTCGTAGACCAAACTGATGAGATTGTCGAAGCAATAAACGGTTTTGGCAGTGGGTTATTGGCGCACGCCAGAGGCGTTAGTTTTTCTAACGAAAAATTGCCAGAAACGATAGATGTTACGGTCATAACTTTTGCGCCAGATATGCTTGATTTTACCACCAACATTAAATCTGCAACAATAACTGCGCTTGGTACTTCTCCGCTAACACTTAACGAATTTGCATCAGCGTCAAGTGTAGAAAATATTGTGTTCAAAAAATTACCGTTGGCAATAATGGTTGGCGTGTTCAACCTCGATAATGATAATTTGACCTCTGTAATTTTTCCTCCAAATGTAATCAAAGCGACAACTGGAACAGCGATTTTCAGCGGAGAGTTGATTGATGAAAGTTTAGTATCAATAGGTAACGCATTGAAGCGTAAGACAGGGTCAGGCTCGACAGGGAATATTAAATTTTCATCTTCAACCGTGCAGTCAAGATTAAACACACTTATGGGAACGGTCACAGACGGAGTGTTCACGCAAGATAATGAGGGCACTGTCAATCTTTATGACTTTATCACCCAAACAAAGGGGTGGACAGTTGTATGATTAATTTATTAAGCGAGAGCGCATACATTGCGCAAACCAATAAAATAAAAACCGCAATCACGAACAAAGTCAATGCGATTAAGGCTTCATTCACAAGAATTGGTGCAAAGTTAGGGGCAAACATTAACTGGCTTGAAGATGTGGAAAGCACGCTTGATGATGAACTGACCGCAATCAACACGGAGTTGGTCGACAAAGGCAGTACACAAGCCGAGGATTTTAGCGAGGTTGCGGAAAAAATCAGCGATATTCAAACAGGCATTACACCGACAGGGCAGATTGCAATCACGCAGAACGGCACTTATGATGTGACGGACTATGCGAGTGCAAGTGTTGATGTGCCGAGTGAACTTGTAAAATTGTTAAATAATGAATTGGTGGAACTTGTGATAGTGGAACCTGTTTATTACTACAACCACAATACCGTTTTCTCACAGCAACCGAACCTCGAAAAAGTTGTGATTAAAAATTCAAGTGGGACATTTGCACAACAATTATTCGCAAATTGCCCAAAACTTAAAATCGTTGATATAGATGGTGATAGCAGAGGTTTCAACAATGCTGTGTTTACCAATGATGCCTCGTTTGACACATTGATATTGCGAGCAAATCATGTTTGGTCGATGTACGGTGTCACAACTTTTAATAACACACCATTCCGCAACGGCACAGGCGGCACGGTGTATGTTCCGCAAGCGTTGTTAAGTCAATATCAAAACGCAACAAATTGGAGCGCACTTGAAAGCACTACATTCTTACCGATAGAGGGGAGCATATACGAATGATTATAAAAGAAGAAATAGAAATCAACGGCAGACAATTCGTCAAAACATATTCCGACAGCGGCTTAATGATTGAGCGTGAAGGTGTGCAGTACGGTGAAGCGATTGACCCAGACGGTTTTGGGCGTGAGTACACAGAAACAGACATTGAGGTAGAAGAATGAGCGAAGTAACAAAAATCATCCTTACGGCAGTTATATCGGCACTTGTATCGGGTGCAATTACTTATACAGTAACAATTAAGCGAAAAATAAAAGCGGTGGCAAATGGTATTCTGTCTTGCTTGCGTGCGGATTTAATTGCTTATCATGATAAGTATAAGAAGAAAGGTTACTGCCCGATATACGGCAAAGATGCCGTGGAAAAGGCATACAAAGCTTATCACGATTTGGGCGGTAACGGAACAATGACAGATGTATACGAAGAAATCATGGCTCTGCCAACAGAGCCGAAAGGAGAATGAAAATGAAAACGGAAACAATCATTAGAACGGTAGTGCTTGCAGTGGCACTAATCAATCAAATTTTGGCAATTTGCGGAAAGGACACTATTCCGCTATACGAGAGCGACATTGCACAAATAGTCACGCTTGCGGTCACTATCGGCAGTACATTGTGGGCTTGGTGGAAGAATAACTCATTCACGCACAACGCAATCAAGGCTGATGATTACAAGAAACACCTTGATGAATTTGAAGAAATGGAGCATAAATAAGTCTGCAAGTTAAATTTTGGCGTAAATAAAGTAAAAAAGACCATTTTCGTTAGATTAAGGAAAAGGTCTGCAAGTTAAACGAGGTGAAAACAATGACACTTGATGCATTTATAACAAAATACAAAAACGGCGTGGACTATGACGGCGCTTATGGAAAACAGTGTGTGGATTATGTAAATGCCTATGCAAGAGATGTTCTCGGCATTAAAAACGCTTTTGTCGGTCCGTACTATGCTTATCAATGCTACACTGAATACAATAATTACCCGAACATCAAAAACAATTTTAACCGCATTGCAAACGGCAAGACAAATCACCCGAACAAGGGCGATGTGATTGTATGGGCAAAAGAGCGCAACGATTACGCAGGGCATATTGCGGTGGTGTTGGGCGCAACCGAACACACAATCAAGGTGGCAGAGCAGAATTATGATGGCAATGGCAGTGTAAGAGAATATACTTATCCGAACTATAACAATGTGCTTGGGTGGCTTGTGCCGAAGAACAAAAAGGTTAACGAGCCGAAAGTCAAAACA